ACCGAACGTTGCGACCTTTCCCGTGCGATGACGTACTGAGTTAGCCATCAGTAGCCCCCAGTCTTAAATGGCTTGTTACGAGTCTGCGGATCTGCGCAGGGTGATGCTGGCTCGGGGTTGCATCCCCAAGTGGCCTTTTTGTTAGTCGAATCCCTTTCGAGGCTAGCGCCTCGAGACGTGTCTCTAGGACCGCCTTTGGCGGCTATGTTCTGACCAACGTGGTTGACCATACGATTCTCAGAAGCTGACATACCACCTCCCATGTTGCTAAAGTCGGGATGATCTCCCCAGTCATCAAAGTTAGCTGCTCCAGTTCTATCCTTCGCCATGTTACCTCCTACGACGCCTGCGGCGTCCGTGGACGCCTCGAATGCGCCCCTTGTTAGCACTAGCGTAGAACACGCGCGTTCCCCGCTTCTTGCCATATGTTCTCATCATACGGCGCTTAATCTTGCGACCTTTTTTGGTCAGAGGCATGTTATGCGTTGGGCACGAGGCCAGTTGTCGGGTTTACGCCTTGGTTTATGGCTGCCGGAAGGCTACTTCCACCCCCGGGTGGGGCACCGGGAGGAGCACCTGTGGCCCCAGGAGCGGAAGCGCCTCCGTTTCCTTGCCCAGGTGACGGCCCAGGACCATTTCCACCATTCATCATCTGACCAAGTTGCACAGTTTGCTGCATTCGTTGCGCTGCTGTGTCCATCTCCTCAGGAGTCATCATCAAGTCATCAGGATTGATGTTTAGCTTGGTCATAATGGTTGTCAGGGCACGATCTGGGCTGAATTTTGTCATAAAAGCCTGGAAAAGCATAGGGCTTAGCTGGACTGCTTGCAGCATCGACATAAATTTTTGGAAATCTAGGGCCTTTGCCATCGTTGCTGACAGTCCGAACGTCCGAAACTGCGTTCGACCACCAAAAAGGGCGAATCTCTCCTCCGGAGAGGCCCTCATAATCATGTTTGCAACAGCTTTGTTGGTCACTGAAGTGAGCATCTTGTCGGAAAAGCCATCTGCGTTCTGTAAGACGTTCATCCAGGCCAAATAAAGCGTCTTGTCGATGACTTTTCGCTCGATGTCAGCCGTCAGACCGTCCAGAGTAATGGCTTGAGAGTTAGAACTCTCAATTACTTCCGTTGCACGCACCTGCTTGCTTGGCAAAGAGCCAAGCTTTAGCTCATTTGTGTAAACCGCTCCGTTGTATTCGCGGTCTAGAGCCTCATAGATCTGCATTGCGTCCGTAGGAACGTCGCCGGTAGCGCAAACTTCAACGACCTTTGCGTTGTGGGGAAGCGTTTGCTTGACTGCAAGGGTCATCCCCTGCTTCAAACCACCGGCGACTTGGCCCGGATCTTCAAGGTCTTCGAGGCGGATCTGTTTTGTACCCCATACAGCAGCCATCCCACCGTCAAGGATAAGGTTAAATAGCTCATTCTGAGCCAGATTAAGGGCCACGGCGTCATCGAAGAGAGCCTTTCCCCATACTGACCACGGTATTCTGACAATGGCCTCGGCCACGAACGGGCTTTCTTGGTGCCAGAAGGGGTTGGGTTCAGGCTTCCGAATGAGATAGCGCTTATTAGCGATTGTACAAACACAGTTCCGGTGAGCAACGGTTCCGTCGCTGCGTAGCAGCGTGCCCCAGAACTCGTCCAAGACGACTCGTTTGCGGAATCCTGGGAACGTAAACTCGTCTTGGTTCTTATCCCTCTCCGGCCTTTCCTCATCTTCTGGCCTGGTATAGTCGGTGCCAACCAGTTGGTTGACAATTTCTTTGTCATAGATGCCCTCCTCAGCAGCCTCAAGGACCTCGTGGAGGTCACGTTCAACGCTGTGGATCTCATACAGACCGGCTCCCGTGGGGTCTGGGAAGTAGTCTTCGGGCTTTACCAGGTCGATTCGGAGCTTCCAGGTTTGATCCTCCTGCATTTCCAGAGTGTCTTCTTCGTCGCCTTTACCGGCGACGAAGCCAAACGTTCGTTTGTCGGCCATTCCACCATGGACTTTTAGGATGATGACACTGTTAAGCAGAGCCATTTTGAGCGCGTCAGAGACAACCATAGGAAAGGTGGTGGACTTATTATTTCCTTCCCACAAGTCGTTGAGAAAGTTGTCCAAGATAGCACGAAGCTGTCCTCCGTTGACCATCTTTGATAGTTCATAGTCGGTCTCCACCGAGTAGTACGCCCCAAACTTTATAAGACCACGCTTGATGAAGTTACCCATTGTCTCGACAGAGACCGACGTTTTGGGGATGAATTCAGTTGACTGACCGTCTTGCTTGTACGACCAGTCCTGCCTACCGAGGTAGGCGTCCATGTTGCGGGAATTTTTGCGAATGCGGGTCTGCTTGGCGTCCCAGGACTCGTCCCGGCAACGCAGAATCTCTTGAATCACTGAGAGCGATTCAGGGTCGTGCTGCCAAACAGGCTCATCGTTGACGGTTGCGATCCCGCTGCCTCTGCGGCTAGAGCCAGAGGCGGGGCTAGTCTCTTTCGGACGTGCCATACCGTGGTCCTGGGATACGTGCGCGCCGCCGCAGGTTTAGCTCCTGCACACATGATATATGTATACCAATACAGACCTCGGAATGGGCCTGCAATACAAACCCGCAATGGCGGCAACGTCGTTCTGGTGGGATATTGTGAGGTACATTAGTTGAACGGCCAGCCACGCCTGACTGGGTAGGCTGGGCCGATGTAGCCGACGGTTCCTGTAGTTGAGGGGGCGGGGCCTCCGCCTCTCCACTGATAGCTTGGCTGAGGGATGAAGGCACTGGGCCTAATTTCAGTTGACGGAGGTCTAACGGGTTCTTCATAGGCTAACCAATATCCCAATGCGTCAGACCAATGGGTTCGTCGGAAGTACGGATCTTTTCGATTCCGAACCTTTTTAATGCCGCCTCTTTCATCCCTAAGGACCCCCTCAAGGTCAGCGATAAGCTCTCTGCACGATGGATCAATCTGTAGGCGGACAGAGCCTCGTTCGTCCTTACACAGTCGGTTAACTGCGTTGACCCGATCGGGTACCTTAGGGTTAACTTCAGGGACTCGTAGAACAACGGAAAGCCTAAGGCGACGCATTTCTTGCAGAACAACCCAATAGTCTGTCTTGCCAGTTTGAGTGTTTCGTCGTTCTGAGGTAGCATCTCCATAAACCCAGATCTCGGAGTTATGTCCACGATATATGTTCGCGAACAGATCGCACATATCAGGGATAGAGGCATCCTCGACTGTGAGTTCTCGGAAGACACGATAGATTCCACCATCTACTTGTCCAACGACTGTGGCCATAGGCTCGACGTTGAAATCCCAACACCAACAGAGAGCTCTATAGGGGCTGTACTCAGACTGCTCACGGACATGCAGTAAGCGACTGAAAGCAGTGTAAGCACGGCTGCCACCAATGCCAGGCAACCATTCGCCCTCAAGCCTAATCCGGCGAGAAACGCTTCCTTCAGGGTAGACGGACTCGAGGCGGGCGATTTCGTCTCGGGAGATCCCAGGGTTGTCGTAGATGGAGGCTCCGAAGACGTTGGCATGGGCTAGTTTCCCTTCCGTCCACGGGTTAATGATCTTGGGGAAGACCCAACTAACGGTCGTGGTTTGGCCTTCGGGCGGCAAGATGGTTGCAGTGCAGAAGAATTTAAGGGGACGAGCACCCACGCGTATAGCGGCCTCTTCGTAGATCTCCCACGGATGCTCTTCATCCATGTGGAGCCAATCCTTTTCAGATCCCTGATACTTCCTTCTGCCTGAATCCGCAGATTTGAAGCCGATGATGCTACCATTCTTAAGTTTGAGAATCTGATCATCTACTCGCCACTGGTCAATTTCGTGAGGTGGTATGAAAGGAGCCGACCGCTGTGCAGGGGGAACAAAGCCGTTATCAAAGTACTTGGGTTGGATAACGTCGCGCGCAGTTGGAAAGTCCAGAGCCGAAACCCATCCAGAGGTACTTCGTTCACGGACTTGTACTGAGGAGGACCGACCGTCAGCATTAACTTGCACTCCAGTGTGTTCCACTCCAAATCTGGCCAGTGTTGCTCCAATATACGCACCTGCGTCAGACTTACCGGATCGGTTGGCTGCAATGAACCAGTTCTCCTTCGCCTTCCCATACAGGGTGCTCTCCACGAACTCGCGCTGCTTTGGGTGAAGCTTGTACTGCAAGAGAGGGTCATTCCGTCGACGTGAACCCATTTCTTGGGTTAAGGCAAGAAGCTGTTCTTTATCTGTACGATCCATTTAGACGTTATAACAGATTATTCCTAAAAAACAATTTAATTATCGTTCGGTTGCGTACCATTCGTGAATATGTCACAATGTAATTTGTGTGCTATCAACATGGGGACCTCATTATGTCAGACAGGACTATTGTCTACGGGCCACAAGCTCCTGCATCCCAAGCAGTGTTCTCTTTCAAATATGCTCAGAAGGGAGAAACGTGGAGAGATGTCAGCAACAGGGTGGCAAGCGTTCTTGCCGACAGTGACCAACATTACAGAGAAACAAGACAGATACTTCTTGAAGGTCGATTTAGCCCCGCAGGGCGAATCCTTACAGGGCTCGGAACTACAAAGCGAGTTACACCTTACAACTGTTTCGTTTCAGGTCCTATCGAAGACTCCCTTAACGGCCCGGGAAGCATTATGGATCGCCTACAACAAGCTGCCGAAACCCTCAGACGCGGCGGAGGAATAGGATATGACTTCTCAACTATACGCCCGCGTGGAGACAAAGTCAGAAGTTTGGATAGTAGGGCGTCAGGGCCTGTTTCGTATATTTCAGTTTTTGATGCGATGGCTGCTACGATATCGTCAAGTGGGGAACGACGGGGAGCTCAAATGGGTGTCCTCCGTGTGGATCATCCAGACATCGAGGAATACATACACGCTAAACAGAACTCTAACAAGCTTAACACCTTCAATCTCAGCATTGCCATCACAAACGAGTTTCTCACGTGTGTACAAGAAGGAGGACCTTTCACACTGCGCTTCGATGGCAAACAATACGGGACCATTGATGCCAGAACCCTCTGGGAAACCATCATGCGGAGCACCTGGGACTGGGCAGAGCCCGGGGTAATATTTATGGATGAGGTGAATTCGTGGAACAACCTAAACTATTGCGAGACTATCAGTACGACGAATCCGTGCAGCGAACAGCCATTACCACCGTTTGGTGCATGCCTTCTTGGTTCTTTCAACTTGACCCGCTACCTGGAGCCAGCCGGGCCACAGGCCCGATGGAAGCTAGACCTCCGCAAACTTGCAGAGGACGTTGGGCCTGTTGTGCGAGCTATGGACAATGTTGTGGATGTTGCAAAGTATCCCCTGCCCGAGCAAAGGGCTACTGCAATTGCAACGCGGCGGATGGGTCTTGGCGTAATGGGAGTAGCGAATGCAGTTGAAGCCTGCGGGTATCCTTACGGCAGCGAAGATTACATCGGGCTCATGGAAGATGCGTTGGCGGTCATCAAAAACGAGGCTTATCTGGCAAGTAGTGAGTTGGCGAAAGAGAAAGGAAGCTTCCCTGCTTTTGACCGAGAGCGGTACATGGAAGGAAAGTTCATTAGGACCCTCCGCTGCGACGTTCGGAAAAGCATTGAGCAGCACGGAATCAGGAACAGCCACCTTACTAGCATTGCCCCAACAGGAACTATCAGTTTTTGTCACGATAACATATCGTCAGGGATTGAACCTGTCTTCTCCGTTACGGGAAGACGCCTGGTACAAATGCCATCAGGACCAACTACGTTCGATACAGAGGATTATGGCTATAAGAACCTTGGAGTCGTACCTCGGACGGCGGACAACGTCACGGCTGATGAGCATGTACGAGTACTGGCTGCGGCTCAGAGACACGTTGACTCGGCCGTTTCGAAAACATGCAACGTTCCGAGTTCCATGGGGTGGAGAGACTTCCAAGACATCTACTTCCACGCCTTCGAGAGTGGGTGCAAAAGCTGCGCCACGTTCCAGGATGGAGGAAAACGAGGCTCGCTACTCGAGCGAATAGAAACGGTTTCGGATTGTGTAAGTGGAAGCTGTGCAGCTTAGACGCTCACGCCTGTTTCGTATTGTTAGCGGGAAGCCAGGACAGCATCCCGCTGACGACGTTGCCGTCATGTTGACAGCGGACATAGTAAGGCGAGCACCGATGCGAAGCATCGTCAGTGTTGTTAAAAAGTGTAGTGATCCAAACGGATTGAGCTTGGTGGAGTTAGATTGTGGACACGTAGTTTCGGCGTTTGGCCGAAAGAAGGCGCGGTGCACGAAGTGCACAGAGGCACCCAGGCTCCGGCCGGGAACGGGCTAGAGCTGGGGCGCCTGTCGTCGTCATTTTTGGGTATCTTGACATCCACTGTTTGTCTACTAGTACCCAGGGAAGACCATACACGCGGTCGGCGGGGGGTACAGGACGCGCGAGCGTTGCACGCTTAGGGCTCATGTGTCAACGTTGGTAACGATTGAGCAAACGCGAGACGCGTTTGCTGCATGGCACAATGGCGCTCGGAACCGCAAGCACTGGAGCAAAGCGACATGGCTGAGCTAAAGCCGCAGAATACGCCAAACTGGCCAGGTCACGTAAAACGTGACGCGGAGAAGGCTCCCAGTCCGTGGGCTGGTGTAGAGGCTGCCATGGGAGCCAAGCCCGACGCCAGACGCCGTTGGGCCAGCGGAACGCTGGGGGCAACTCCGCCCCGGGACGGACCCTTTCAGCCGCAGGCGGCTGAACTTGCGAGGCTGTTGCCACCAGTGACGCGGCAGAAGCGCCGTGAACGGTAAGTTTACGCGTTCACTTCTTGCGCGGGCTATAGCCGGATTTGTTTTGTGGCTTGTGCTTGTCTTCTTGCTCGGGA